GCCGGAGTCTCTAAAGGTTCTTTGTTACTTGCACCACCAAGAGTTCCACTCACACCAGATTGTCCCGTAAGTCCAAAATCAAAAATTGATTCTTTAAACTTCTTCAAACTTCTTTTCTTTTCAGCCAATGGATTAGGACTGACCATTCTAGGTTTGCCCGCAAAATCTGCAACATCATCATTATTGAATTCTGTTGCTTCTCTATACGTTTGGTCTCCTAAACCAGCACCAGCTGCACCAGTCGTTGCTCTAGAGTCAAATGTTGAACCTACACCATCAGCTGTACCTATTCTAGCTGCACTCAAAGACCTATTGCCACGTTTTAACAATTTTGTCTTATTTGCATCCATATTGAAACGTTTTTCTACAGGTTCTGGATTTTTCGTCAAAACAGGACCAGATTCCGTATATGTATGTCCGCCGCCAATTCTAGTTGCATAGTTACTGTTTTGTTTGATGTCACCATCACGGACATCATCTCTTTTACCTAACTTAGCTGCAAATTGCATTACAGGACTGTTATTGTCTTTGAGTACTTTGAAACCTTTGTCTTTTAGATTGGTCTTCTGTATATCTTTAGCACCCTCATAAAGGTTCAAAAATCTATTTGACTCATTATATACAGACTCACCTAAAAAGTCTGATGTGCTTCTGTACAAATCGGTAATCTCTTCTTCTTTTAGTTCCAAACTATCACTATTGTCAAAGCACATGAATCTGTCAAACATTTCAGTGAAGACATTGACGTTCTTATGTGCCTTTTCCCATTTCTCTTGTCGGATAGATTCGGCCATCATTCTAGATAGCAACGAATTACGTTGTTTGCTAACACTATTTGTCGTGTCTACAAAAATCATCATGGTTTGATAACCAAGTTCATGTAACTCTTCTTTGATGTGGCCAATTCTTTCCAAGTCATCTGCAGGACCATTGATAATTAATGGACCACGAGTTCTTACAGCTTCAAATCTTGGATTCATGGATCTCATGGCCAACTTATGTTTGTCATTGAGAATGTCCATAACCTGTGTAAAATTCAATTCTACTGCTCTTGCTTCTGCGATAGCTTCACGAAGGACAACATCTTTACCAGAACCAGGTCCACCAGTAACAAAGATGGCCTTATGGTGACCATGAGTATAACTCTCATGTAATCCCATACCTTTACGGACATCTTTCATCAATTCTCTTGCATGTTCATCTTTAACATGGTGTGGAACACCTTGTCTAAACGAAGAGAAATCATTATTCTTAGCATGTTCACGCATTTTAGTGCCGGACATGCCTTCTGCACCTTCGGCATCTGGATCACGGTGGCCTGCTGAATGAACTGTAATCTTTTTGAAGTTGTAATGGCCATGGCCTGCTTTCACACCATTATACTTATGCAATAAAGAATGCATTTCTTTTACACGGTCCGATCCCGCAATCACATGTAAGTGGTCTGCACCTTGAGCATGTAACTTGGCTGCATGATGCATAATTGTCGGATGCTCTTTTGACGATGTTTCAAAATGAGTACCTGGTGAATATCTTTTTAGGTGTTTGACTTTTTGGTCACCAGACAATGGATTCTTTTTAGCATCTTGCGAATGTGATACGACAACAGTAGGCTTTGTTTTATGTTTAGAAGCTACTTCACGGACCTTGTCAATCAACTTCAAATGGCCGGTCGTAGGTGGATTCATGCGACCAAAAGCCATAACCGCATGTTTTTCTTTTCCAGTTTCTTCTTCAATAATCTCTAAGAATGACTTCATTTTCTGACTTTAAGTAAATTAGCTCTTGCAAATTCTGCACGATTGACCAACTTAGTAGGTTCTCCTGCATGGTTTACAACAAAACCTTCTGGACCTGTTTTCTTACCATCAATATGATGTTCCAGTCCGCCTTCATGGTGTTGCAAAGTATTAACCAATACGTTCTTGGCCTTTTGCAAATGACTGTGCATCTTTAATAGATTATCATAATGGGTCTTATTCTTTTCAATATGACTCACATGAGGATCAGCTTCTTTTTCTCTTTTAATAATACCGGCCGGTGTCTTTAACTTAGCTGCAGCCTTCTTATACTTATCTTTAATATGTTTTTTCAAACCTTCTGAACTTGGTTCATCACCTGTTCGAACAGTATGATTTATATAAGTTGATAGATGTCCTGTTTCTCCCATATGGCTAGTTGCAATATGGTTGTACATATCAGGATGTTTCTTGTGAATTGCTTCAGCCGCATCCATATGTTTCTGGAACTCATTCTGGTCTTTATCAGAATAATGTACTTGCCTAGTGTCATGGTTTGGCGACTTTTGCCAAACGTCTGGATGTTGTTTAAAGTTATGTAAGTCTGGATGTGGATCAGCCTTCATGGAAGTAATGTCTTTTCCATGATACTGTGTATGTGTTACCACACCAACTTTAGACCTTTTAACTCTTTCAGCTTCATCACCTTTAGCTGTATAAGTGATAGTATTAGGTGTAAACGATACTTTACCGCCACGTTTGTGTTCCAAATCTTCACCAGAGTGCATCATATCACCTTGATATACACCAGTCTTAGGTGCAATTTTCTTTAGATGATTGAGACCTGCATGGAGTTTATCCATAAGACCAGGCGCATGGCCATGGTTTTTCTCAATGTCTTTATGTGTATAGTTTAATTTTGGTGTCTTATTGAATGCGGATTTAGATGCAATAAAGAACTTACCATTTTCTGGATGATGGCCAAAAACAATAGATGGAGAGCCATCATATTTCATGGTCAATGCAGAACTATTGCCACCAGACTTGATATGGTTATGAGACTGCATTAATGCACCCTTAGCATGTTCAAATCCTTTAGCACCATGAAATAAAGGTCTATCCTCCGCATGATGGATGTGCTTGAGCTTAGAACCTTCTTCCGATTCTGCTTCTTCTTTCAAAAAGGTGATAAAACTTTTCATAGTTCCTTGGACTTGCAATACACTTTGATTGCCATAAAGTTATTTATAATACTTTTTACTTTGTATGCTAAAACCTTATAAAGATTGAGGAGAATACATAGTCAATAATTCTCAATGGTGCCGTTTCCTGCCAACCATCCAGACACATAAATCTTGTCAAATTCTACTAAATGCTCTTTTGGGATGTTAACAAAGGTGGCGTGCTCAAAGTCCATATATTGATACAATAGTTCACCTTTTGCACAAACCTGCATATAATTCTCTATTAAAGACGGACAAAAAGAGAACATTCTGGTGATTAACAGGTCTGTGGCACCATGAACTGGTTGAGGCATCCATGTTGGAATACGCTTCTTGAACACATATTTGCCAAACAAATCATCATAAGCACTTAGGTCAAAACCATCTTCCAATAATGACCGACCAGATATCTTAAAGATTCGTTTGACATCTGCCATGAATGGTTGTTGTTTAAGAACACCTAAAGCATTAAATGACAAAGCGCCTTCTGCCCATGACTTCATATCTTTGGATGAGTAATCATGCACTTGAGGCACTTGATTCATATCCATAAAGTAATTGGATTTACCCAAGAGAATCTCCATCTCTTCTCTACTCAAATGAAAGACGGATGCATCAGCTAAGACAATTATTGCATCAGGCACCTTCTGCCTAATGGAATCCAATGTGGCCACGGTTTGTTCAAACCTCTGGACATGGTTATAAAACCTGGTATTTAAAGCTTTGATAGCGGAGGTTACAAAGAACAGGTTTTTATTTGGTAACATATTTTTTTCTTATTAATCCAACATAGTCGCTACAGACAGCATAGCAATTATACTGCTTTTCTAAGAAGTTGTCAAGCGTTTCAGGCATAACCGTAACACTACGGTCTGTTAGTTCTTTACCAGGATAAGTCCAGATATAATGTCTACTGGTCATTGTAAAGTCATCATTTTGATGCCAGAAGTAATGTAGGTCTGTTGTGGATAGCCAATGGAGTGCATCTAGATTCTTCGCATGAATCCATAGACCATGAAGCCTCAGAAAATCAGGCTTAATGAAGTATTGAGGTTCATCATGTCCTAGGAATAATTCACCATCTACTCTCCAAAGGTCAATTTCAGAATCAAAGTTCAATTTGAAAGTGGTAATGATTTGGTCTGGATGATTCTCAAGTTCTTTGTCTGGTCCATCCATTAGACCTCTGTGTGCAATAAATTTCATAGATATAATCCTAATGTGTCGCTGTTGCGTTCAATGTTAATAGCTTCTGCTCTAGGATATGGATTAGCGATATCAAAGTCATTAATCAATAGACGCCTTGAATTATTTAATCCAGATAATAACGTATAATTGGTGAAACCTAACTTTTGTAATACTTTGTTTGTAACTTCATCTGTATATTTTTCCCTTGAAGTGGTAAAGATAAACATAGAACCATTCTTTTGTAGTTCCAATAACTTAGCAACATTGTTTGTCAATACTGTTGGTTCTTTATCATATGAGTTATCACCAACACGGCTTTGTGCTTTGATGATAGTGCCATCAATGTCACAGAAGATTACTGGTTTATCATTGTATTCAAACCATTCTTTTGAAGTGCCAACGTCAACATAGTTGGTTGAAGTATTTTCAGAAAAGATATGGCCGTTCTGTAACATCACAGAGATAACATCAGATACAAACACTTCTCTTTCTTGTGAGATTGATTCAAACGCTTGTTTGTATTCTTTTACAGAATCAAACTTGTAACCACCAACACAAAACTTATTGGAGACAACACGTTTCTCTATAATGCTGGTAACGATGCCTTGTTCATTTGATACAACAAAACTTTTGGCCTTGAGTCTATTGAGAACTTCATGGCTTGCTATGTCTGAAGTGCAAATGTAATTGCCATTTGAGTATTTGTGTGAAAAGAAACTATCACAGTCTTTCACCATAAATGCACCATCTGTGATATTGGCCAATTGTAGAATTTGATAGACTGTTTCGGCAGGACCTTTGGTCACTTTTGGAATGATGACAACATTTACTTTATCACCCATTTCATGTTTGATGAAACTAGTAGCATTATACTTTTCATCATGTTCTTTGAGGACACCAATCGTAATGTGAAGGCCTTCTTCCAGATAAGGTGCAACGGCCTTCTCTAGCATCAACTTGTGTTCAAAATCATATAGCAGGTACTTTGGTTTCATGTTAGGGAAACGGCTAGAAAGACCGGCTGCAGGTACAATTATTTCCATAATCTTTTAATCTCCTTCATAATAAAATCATATTCATAGTCACCCTTTGTTGTATGTAGGAATACACGGAGTAACATTAAAATCAATAAGCAGTCATTATTGGCTTGTGGATACAGGTTAAGCAATCTTTTTTGTATGGTTACAAGTTTGGAACCTATTCTTGTTCCTTCATACCTTAGAAACCAACGACACTCCAAGTCTTGTCTTAACTTTGCAATGTCAAAGATATATGAATCATATTCAATAGTCACGGCATCTATCAGGTAGAATCCTGTGTCTGCATGTATGATATTTTCTAACGTCAAATCACCAAAGTACATGGTCTTTGGTAAAATCTTAGGTAGCTTATCAATTAACTGTTGTTTGGTAAATGGAAAGACTTCTGTTGTTGTGTCCATCCAAGCCAGTTTCTTTTCGTAAACTGGTGTATAGTCAAAGTGTGAGTCTATACAATTATTTTTAAAATTGTCTAATACTTGGTGCAAGAATATTTCTAATTGCCTTGTATTGTTAGCAATCAGATAACTCTTCATGTCTAAGCCATGAATATACTCCATATCAAATGAATCATCATTTATACGGAGTATTTTGGGTACAGGAAACCCAGCATGCCACAGAGTTGTGAGTCTTTCTATGTTTCTTCTGGTGTTGCCAACTTTGCGGACAAAAAGATTTTCGTCCTGCATCAAGTATATTTCACTACCAGAATGACCACTCAAGGTTTTAACTTGCTTTGGTCCACTTGTCATAGTCATCACGAATCAAAGAGTGCCAGGTACCATTATGTGGACCAGGTGGAAATGGGTTGTTCATATTAACATATTGTAATTTTGGACCAAACAAATTATGTTCATGCAGATTAGCAC